TAATTCAATCTCCTATTGTATCAACATCAACAACTGCCAATACAACTGTAGATATTTCTCTTTTCGATGATAGTGTCACATTTAATGAGAGTGTGAAATTTAGAATTTCTGATATGTTTAAGATTGGTGATGAAATATGTCTGATCGACTCCATAGATTCTTCTACCAATGTTTTGGAGGTAAGAAGAGGTTGGATGGGGACTGAAATTGGCATTCATACTGCGCCAAGTTTGGTGACAAAAATAGAAGGAAATTATAGTATTATTGATAGCACTATAAACTTCTCTGCTGCACCATTTGGTCCATCACCAATAGGAACAGTAACAAATGCTCCTAATGATAGGGATTATGCTGGCATTACAACCAGTTCTTCTTTCAGTGGACGAGCATTTACTAAGTCCTCTGCTAAAAATGCTGAGGTTGAACCATATCAAGATAATTACATCTTTACAGATATATCAAATTCATTCAATGGAATTAAGACGGATTTCACCTTATCTGGTGATGGATTCTCCTCTCCGACTGAAGTTACTGGGATTGCAACAGATAATGCCATAATTCTTTTGAATGGATTATTACAATCTCCATCTAGATTTGGCCTCAATCCAATCATTGAAAATCAATATATTGCAGAATCTGCAGGAGTATCCACAGTATACTTTAATGGTGCTCCTGTTGGGGGAGAAATTGTATCGGTCGGATCAACAAAAGGATTTGGTTATCAACCACTCGTTTCTGCAGGTGGAACTGCAATCGTTTCAACATCTGGAACTATAACAGCAATTGCAATAGGAAATAGTGGATCTGGATATAGAAGTGGCATACAAACAACAGTCAATGTTTCAGTTGCAACTTCATCTCTTGAGGAAGTCAATATTACTAAGATTGGTATTGCTTCAGTTCTCAATGGTAATGTTGTGGGTGTTAGTATTACAAATCCTGGATCTGGATACACTTATCCACCAAGAGTCATATTTGATGCTCCATTCTCTTATGAGGATCTAGAGTTACAATATACTGGAGGAACCTCTGGTCTTGGAACTGGAGCAAGAGCAAGTATTGTTGTTGGTCAAGGTTCAAGCGTAATTGGATTTGAACTTACTGAAGTTGGTAGTGCATACGAACTTGGAGATAAGTTAACAGTTTCTATTGGTGGAACTACAGGAATTCCTACTACTTCTGATTTTGCAGATAATGAGTTCCAATTAACGGTTACTGACCAATATCAAGAACAATTTAATGGATGGAATATTGGTAACCTAACAATATTCGATAAAGTTGATAATCTCTTTGATGGATTCAAGAAAATATTCCCACTCAAGATTGATGGTGTTAGACAATCAATCATCGCAAGAGAAGGAAGTGAGATTGATGTTGCATATGTTCTTCTAATATTCATTAACGGAGTTCTACAAGAACCAAAAGTTGCATATGAATTTAATGGTGGTAGTAGAGTGAAATTTACTGAGGCACCTAGAGTTGGTGATAAAGCAACTATTCTATTCTATCAAGGCAATAAAGATGTTGATGTTATTAACAAAGACATTTTAGAAACTGTGAAAGTTGGTGATACACTTAAAATATTCCCAGATGAGGGGGATCTGCGTCAAGATGATAGAACAGTATTCTCTATTGATTCTATTGATATTGCTCGAACAAACACATATAGTGGTGTTGGAATTTTGACAACTGGTGCTCTTAGACCAGTTATTTGGTGTAAGCAAAGATCCGATGCGTTTGTTGATGGACAATCTGTTCCAAAAAATAGAGAAGAATACGAATCTTTAATTTTCCCAACAACAAACATCATCAAAAATGTGTCTTCTTCAGATACTGTAGTGTTCGTAGAGAACGCAAGAACAGTCTTTGATCCTGTTAGAGAAAATCCAACACCAACTTCAACTAGATCATCTATTCAAATTATTGATCAATCAGAAAAAGTTTCTGCCGAGGCAACAGCAGTTATCATTGAACAAATTGGATCTGTATCGTCAATTACTTTGACCAACCCAGGAATGGGTTATACCGAGGCACCTGCTGTATTCTTTGAAACTCCTGATGGTTTTGGAACATCATCTAGAGCACAAGCAACTACGACTATTTCTGATGGAAAAGTAACATCAATTACTCTCACTGACCTTGGATCTGGATATACACAGACGCCAAAAGTCTTGATAGAACCTCCACCAAGTAATGTAGAAACTATCAATGATGCATTCTATACAGGCGATTTTGGAGTCATTACCGGAATCAAAACAACATCAGTTGGAGTTGCATCTACTGGATTAATATTTGATCTTTATATTCCGAATAATTCCTTCCTGAAAGATGAATCTATCGTAGGAACATCTGTTACTGTAAGTGGAATACAAACTGGATATTACTTTGTTGCTTCAAATACTAATGTTGGTAATGGAGTTACATCACTAGATTCTAGTGGTTCTGTAATTATGAACGGATCTGATTATCTAGATAATGTATATGAAGCAGTTGCAGTTTCTATTGCACAAACTGCGGTCTCTGGAGTTGGAATTACTGATGTTATTCAAGTCACAGTAAGTCTAGAAGATTACAATGGATTAGTTGGACTTGGATATAGTTCAATATTTGGAGATTACTCTTGGGCAAGAATTGAAATTACCAATCGTATTGATACGAAATCTTTTGAAATATATAATAATGGGTTATCAGGAATTCAAACTTCTCCAATCGTAAGAAGATTGAATCCATTAGAAAACTTTAATTATAACCAATAAATAGATAAAAAAGTATAAAATGTCTGCTATTATAACAGATCAATTTAGAATATTAAGTGCAGAAAATTTTGTCGCGTCTGTGACATCATCTTCTAATGCATATTATTCGTTCATAGGTCTTCCTAATGCAACGGATGTCAGTGCAACCTGGAATACCACTCCACCAGCACCAAAAGATAGTTTTTTCGATGAAAACGATACTTGGGATACTATTATTGCACTTAAGAAGATAACTTCATCCGATATAAGGCAGGTTATTAGAAAAACAGACTGGGTTTCTGGAACAACCTACGACATGTATCGTGATGATATTACCAGAGACAATTTGTCGCAACCATCAAATTCTACCAGTCTGTATGACTCTAATTATTATGTGATAAACAGCGAGTTTAAAGTTTATATTTGTCTTCAAAATGGAACTGACCCAGAAAATCAATCTGGAAGACCATCTCTTGATGAACCAAGATTTACCGACTTAGAACCAAGATCAGCAGGTTCTAGTGGTGATGGTTACATTTGGAAATATCTTTTTTCAATTAATCCAAGTGATATTGTCAAATTTGATTCTCTTGAATTTATTCCAGTACCAGCAGATTGGAAAACTAGTACAGACAATGCTGCTGTGAGAGATAATGCAGCAACTAGTGGACAATTAAAGATCGTATCTATAACCAATAGAGGTGTTGGTCTTGGAACCGCAAACAGAACTTATACAAGAGTTCCAATCAAAGGAAATGGAAGTGGTGCAGAAGCAACTATTATTGTTGGAAATGACTCCAAGATAGAGTCAATTAATATTTCAAAGGGTGGATCTGGATATACTTATGGAACAGTTGATTTAGTTGCGGGAGAAGTTCCTACTGGATCAATAAGTCCAACATTTGATGTTATTATTCCCCCACCAGGTGGTCATGGTGCAGATATTTACAGAGAACTTGGTGCTAAGAACGTTTTAATATATTCTAGAATTGAAAATGATAATGAAAATCCCGATTTCATTACGGGAAATCAGGTTGCAAGAATTGGTATAGTCAAAAATCCATCAGCGTATAACTCAAGTTCACTCTTAAATCTAGAAAAAGCGAGTGGTGTATATGCTTTAAGATTGACTGGACCCGATTTAGGAAACTTCTCGCCAGTTGCTAATAGTTTTATCACACAAACAGTTGGTCTTACTTCAGTTGCTGTTGGTAGAGTCATATCTTACGATAATGTTACCGGAGTTTTGAAATACTGGCAGGATAAGAGTCTTGCTGGATTTACTACTAGTGG